AGCAGCTTACTCCACTTTGGGTTCTCAGAACCCGCCCCTTGCCCTTTACAGGGCTACCATGTTCGGAATATTCCTTTCATGGTCGTGTAGATTGACGTAGTCCGATAAAGCTTTGTTCCCCGCACGATGTACGGGTCCGTGGCTTCTTCCTCCCCCATCCGAGCATAAACGCTATAGGATGGGATGAGAACGTCGGTCTGGTGTGCCCTATCGTAACGATTGGGTACCCCTTTCCAACTTCGGAAATAGCCTCCTTCATAGCCGCGCTCGCCGATCCCACCCTTTCGGGTGTTCAACGTATAGGATCCGAGCAGGTGCCCGTCTCCATATCCATCTGGGCCGAACAAGCGCTTCTTCCTCACCGTACGATGCAGGCAGATCCTCGCTAAGGACCTTTCCTGTTTCCGCATGAAGAAGTTATGAGCTACATAAAGAGACCTCTCGGACACCTCTTTCTTGAGGTACCAAGGTCGTACGTCAAAACCGAAAAGCCAGTCCGCACCGCAAGACTCGCGGAAGTATCCATGGCAGAACGACTTCTTGCTGTTAAGCTCGAAGCCGCACCACTGTAGGACCTTTTCCAGGAGGCTATAGGCGCCAACGGGGACAATGATGTCATCCCCGTATACTTCCACTGGGAACCCTCTTCCGAGGGACCCACGATGGTCGAAGACAGGCATTCCCACTAAGTTGAGATAATCGCACACGGCAAGGGCCAGAGAGTAAAAGATTAAGCTCTCCAACTCAAACGTGTACGCGTTGCCCATAGAGCTGAATTTCTCCAACACTATAAGCTCTTCTCCCAACTCAACGCTTTCGCTTCGGAAGTGGTCCAATAAATCGAACCACCCAAGCGGTAACAGCGACATCACCAGGGCATAAGACACAGTATCAGACGCACTACTAAGATCGATAGTGGCATAAGAACCACTAACTGACCCTTCGCACGCCCTACGCTGGTTTCTACTCTGGTCACGGAGGTTGACCCCGTACAAACCGAGCCTATCCTTCATGTAGCTCCCTATTCCTTTTTGCCCGAGGGCATTCAGGGAGGGCTCCACACAGATGGTTCGATCCGTCTTGGAGGTCTTCGGCACAAAGCTGATACGAGCCGGTCGCACTTCGACAGGAACCGTCCACGACTTATCCCAAAGAGACTCGCTCTCTAGGCATCGCCCTCCTACGGCATTGCTGCTATAAGAGTTGTGTTTAACGGCAACTGCGTCGCACCATTGGGGGAACTCCGCAAGGAAGCTCCCCAACCAGCCGACCAAACTTTCACTACACTGCATTGGCGCTGCGAGCTTCGTTCTGAAGCCCGCTACACGCCCAACGACGTTAGTCGATGCACCAGGTCCGAAAAGAAAAGACATTTCCGCGAACTCAGGGACCCGCCCCAAAATCTCAGCGATTATCCGTTGCGCAGTGTGAAGAACACTAGCAACGTCCCTTTCGGGACGCTCAGACCAAAGGCGAGTATTAGTCGCGCGGCACTTCTCTTCCGCCGCCCTAAACTTGGACAAAGCCTCCTTTTCCCTGTCGTATCCGACGTCCAAGAAATCTTGTTTTTCAACAAGAGCCTTGATTTGCCGGGCGTACAAGTAGTCAGTTACCTCATCCTTGTCCACCGCATATGGGTCGATCTCAAAATCGATCAACTCGCGGTAGGCACCACGTTGAACAAGAGCGTTAAGCCGCTTAGCCAACGGGCCACCCAGAACAGCGCACTCATTAGAGAGCTCCTGGATCAGGGCAAGGGTTTCCCCTCTCCCTTTCGTTTCCTCAAATGCGAACATGAACCCCTCCTTATAGGGTCTTAGTCACATCCACCCTAGGTTCCAACCTAGTTCGGTGAGATAAGGCTAATAAACGCTTGAGTGACGGGCAACGTGGAGTTCTTCCACGCGTCCGCCGCGGCGTTGTTCGCCAGAGTGCCGGTGTTGGTGGTGCTGGATGCACCTTGGACAATACCGACCATCATCCGCAAGAGATTCGCACGGTCCGCGATAGTAGATCGCGCTGGTGCGAACATCGTAAGCAGGCCGACCATCGCATAAGCGACGGACGGCGGTGCCACGTATCCTGCGGAAGTTCCCGAGGCGCCAAGAGTCTCCATCACGGGGACCTCTAGCTTCGCTGTTGCCTTGTAGTCGCCCGACTTAACCCTCTCAATAGAGAAGGTCAGTCTCGGTTGACCATCAACCGGTACGTTCGCGACAGCCGCCCGCCAAAACGGGAAAGGGCTGTCCGTGATCGGTTGCAAGGTGAACTCTGTCGGAGTTCCGTCGTCTTTGACGAGAAGATTCGTCATTGCGCCCATTATTGGGGCTCCTTTATTGCATTACGCGGTAAAGACTACGACTCTCAATGCCTTTTGCACGGAGAGAAGGAATACACTTTAGCTGAGTCTTTGGTGTATAAGCGCCACTGCATTCAAAAGTCGCTTCGGGCTTAACGCCCTAGGCAACGAATTGAACGAAGGGTGCGGGACGCTGAGCTGGGACGTGACGGTTCGCTTCATAACGAACCTCATATCTTTGCGGTTTGTCGCCGCATAGATTTTCCAAGTCTCGTTTAGGGGATTAGTCCCCTTTGAGATCTTGCCACGTTTACCAGATCCTCTCTCGATAGTTAAGAACCTACCCACCAGCTTCGGGATTACTCCCCAGGCTGACAAATAGGAGCCGACTGGAATAAACCAATCTACCACGAAAGAGTAAGGAACGACCTCCCACGCTACTTCAGCGGGGTTGACTAACTGCAGACTGTCGCGTAAACTGATGTCCTCGTAGAGTTCCGCCGTGAGGCGGTACGAGTACTGCCAGTGCGCATCTGCAGCGTAGCTAGCCGGACTTGCTGTCTGGTTAACTGTCTTTCTCTTAGCACCTGAGCCTACAGAGAACCTTAAAACCCTCGGACCGGTAACAGCCTCCAAAGCCTTAGCGGCTTGGTAAGACTGATCGATCAGGGGCATAAAGGCGTACTGTGTCTCAAGCCACCTTCCCGAGAGGTCCTTCGCGTTAAGCTGACGGAGGTTAACTCCACCAGCTCTCGCGCCTGGACTTCTTCCACTTCCCAAGCTCCTTAATGCGCCGGCAACGTTGCCACGCTTGAGAGCAAGGAGAGCAGACCCAACAGACCTTAAATTCCCCACGATAGTGCTGTAAGATTTTGTAGCCTCGGCCATATTTACGCCGAGGTTGAAGGAGTGACCCCTAACGGCCTCCGCAAGCTTGTTGAGCGTGCGAAGTTCGTCGTTGTTGCTCCATCCTACAGTCGCTTTGATGCCATTTAGATCGAACCCCGTAAGGGGTGCGACGTAGCGGGTCCCATCACTGGGAGCCGTCTGTGTCATCTTCACGTGAGTGAGGTTGTAATTGTTCCACTTGGCGCGGGTTCCCCCTTGCCAAGCTTCGGTTTTACCGTCAGCTCCGCTCCACGTCTTTTGGGCGTAGAACGTACCCTGACCGTATTCACCGATGTTCCAATTACCGGTCGTCATTCTAGAAAAGTGCTAACTTCAGCAGAAGTTTTATGATAGCGTTGACACTGTCGTCTGTATCTGGTGTACTCGAGGTAATAAGCCTCAAGATCCCCAGGCAGGCGAGCAAAGTCATAAGGATATACCAACCAGCGCCCCTGAATCCCCGAAATCTCGGGGAAGAGGTCAAGCTGGACTGGTCTTTCCGACGCGCCCATAAAGGTCTCCTGCGTTGCATCGCACTCTCCAGAATATTGCGCCAACTGGCGGCAAGCCTGACTAAGGCTTGCGACGCGCCCCCACCCGG